GACCGCCGTTATGGGCCTGCTGGGCGCCGCTTTGACCGCGCTCATCTCCATGCTCAACGGCATCGCTGGCGCAAACACCAAACAAGAGAAGCCCGAGTTTGAGGTCATGAAGCAGTTGATTGACAAGCTCGACCGCCTTGAGCAGCCCATGCGCGTTGACGTTGAAGGCGACAAAGTAACGGTGCGTAAGGGTGACGACGTTGTCACCGCAAAGAAGGAGTGAGCATGGACTGGCTCAAGCAGATTGCGCCCACCGTCGCCACCGCGCTGGGTGGCCCACTGGCAGGCATGGCTGTGTCTGCCATTTCCAAGGCCGTTGGCGTGGATGAGGAAAAGGTCCAAGACATGATCTCCAGCAACAAGCTAAGTGCCGATCAAGTGGCGCAGCTAAAGCTGGCCGAGATTGAGCTTGCCAAGCAGGCGCAGGAGTTGGGGCTAAACTTCGAGAAGCTGGCCGTGGACGACCGCAAGAGCGCCCGCGAGATGCAGGCCACCACCCGCTCGATGATGCCGCCTATCCTGGCTAGCGCGGTCACCATCGGGTTCTTTGGCATCGTGGTGATGATGTTTTTCAATCAAGTCGACAGCAACAACCCGGCGATCTTGATGATGCTGGGCAGCTTGGGCACCGCTTGGACGGGTATCATTGCCTACTACTTTGGCTCATCTGCCGGCTCTCAAGCCAAAACAGAAATGATGGCGAAAAAATGAAACACAATTGGGAAGAAGCGCTCAAGCACATCCTCAAGTACGAGGGTGGTTACGTCAACCATCCTGCCGACCCTGGCGGCATGACTAACCTAGGAGTGACTAAACGTGTCTGGGAAGATTGGTCCGGTGGTGCTGCCACCGAAGCCGACATGCGCTCGCTCACGCCTGATATGGTTGCGCCGCTGTATAAAAAGCGTTACTGGGATGTCGTTCGCGGTGATGAGCTTCCTTCTGGTGTTGATCTGTGCGTTGTTGATTGCGCCGTTAATGCTGGTCCTGGCCGGGCTGCTCAGTTCCTCCAGCAAGCCGTAGGCGTCACAGTTGACGGGCAGATCGGCCCCAAGACGTTGGCCGCTGTAACGGCCATGCCCGCCGGTGAACTTATCGAGACGTTCTGCGATCTGCGTGAGGCTCACTACAAGAGCCTGTCCACCTTTGCCACGTTCGGCAAAGGCTGGATGCGCCGACTGGACTCGGTTGAGGCCGAGTCCAAAACGCTAACGGCGTAACAAGGCCCGGTAAGCCTCCAGCGCCGTCTTCAAATCTTGGCGCGCCTGCTGTAGCTGGTCCTCTTGATCGCGCAGCTTAGCATAGGCTTCGTGTGCGAACTTGACCAGCGTCTCCGGTTTCCAACTTGCGAAATCTGGCCCCTCCATGTGGCTTCGAATCGACGTGGCGCTCTTCGGTAGTGAATCGGTGCTCATTGCCGCATGTCCTTGATCTCTGGATGTACTCGCCCATCTGGCGGGTTAGGTTTACTGTTGACCACGTTCCGCATATCGGGCACTTCATTTTGCCTCCGTTGCGCGGCGTAGGTACGACGTCAAGCGCTTGATCTTAACGTCGTAGTACTTGCACATCGACTCGGCGTATTCGTGCGCTGACTGAGCCTCCAGCAGCTTGCGCTTGGCTTCTTCCAACTCTTTGAGCGCCAGCGTCTCGGCGCTTGGCGGCAAAAATACTTTAAAAATCTTGTTCATTTGACTGCCTCCTTTAGTAGTTCAACTCGTTCTCGCGCTGCTCGCAGCATGGTATAGCGCTGGTGCAGGCGCTCTAGAAACGTCACACGCTTGGCGCCTTGGCGCTCGGCCTCCAGCAGCGCCAACACCTCACTCTCGGTCAGCATGTTTAGCTTTCGATTTAGCTCGCGCCAGTGCATCTTTCTTCTCCAGTTGGTCTAAGTTTTTGACGAGCCGCGTCAGCACGCGCTCGGCCTGGTTGTATTGCTTGACAGCAATCTTGATCTGCGACTTGACGGCGCGAATTTTTTCTCTGGTGGTGTTCATTTCAGACTCTCCATTGCAATGTCACTGATGGCCTGCTTGCTGTGCAGCGCGGCCCATATCTTCTCGTCCACCGTCTGGTTGGCGATCATGACGTAGCACCAGACGTCGTGGCGCTGCCCGGATCGGTGCAGGCGCCCGTTGGCCTGCTCAAACAGTTCAAGGCTCCAAGGCAGGCTGAGCCAAACGATGTGGTGCCCGCCGTGCTGAAGGTTGAGCCCGTGGCCGGCGGATCGCGGGTGCAGGCATAGAAGGCGTACTCGTCCGGCGTTCCAGTCATCAATGCTGTCAACCGTTCGGGCGTGAGGGAAGCGTCGCTGTAGCTCATTGAGTTCCTCGATAAAGTTGTAGAAGACGATAGTGTTGGCCTGCTGGTTCTCGGCCAGCAGTTCTTCCAGCCGGTCAAACTTGTGGCCGCTGAACCAGACCGGCTCTGGCGTGTAAACGAACCCTGCGGCCATCTGCGAGAGCTTTTGCGTCACCACGGCGGCGTTGATCGCCACCGCAGTCGCATCAGGAAAGCGCGTCACGAAGTCCTTCTTCATGTCCTCGTACGGCTTGCGGTCGGGCAGGTCCATCCGCACCTCGACCGTGTGCAGCGGCGGCAGCTTGTCCTTGTACTCGCCTGGCTCCAGCACAAAGGTGGCCGGCTTGATCCGCTGCATAACCAACTCCAGCGCGCCGGGGCGCGGCTGCCAGTCGTTGTAGTCCTTGTTGACGAGGTAGAAGTATTGCTGCTGGAACGCGCCCTTGCTGCGGCCTAACAACTTCTGGTCGATGATCTTGCACTGCCCAAAGACGTCCTCCAAGCCGTTGCTGGTGAAGCTACCTGTCAGCCCCCAGCGGATAGAGCACTTGAGCGCCTTAGTCAGCGCCTTGAACCTAGCGCCGCTTGGGTTCTTCAAGCGTGTCAGCTCATCGAACACCACGCCGTCGAAGATGTCGAGGTTCAGTTCCGACAGCCACTGCAAGTTGTCGTAGTTGACGACCATCACTTGAGTGTCGGCTGCATAGGCCATCAGGCGCTCGCGTGGCGTGCCGACGCAGATGGACATACTCATATACGGCGCCCACTTAGGCTGCTCCTGCGGCCAGACGCTGGTGGCGACGCGCAGGGGCGCAACGACGAGCCAACGCTTGACGTGGCCCTCGTACAGCATGTCGTACATGGCCGTCAGCGTGATCGCCGTCTTGCCCGCGCCGACCGGCGCCAAGATCATGGCGCGGTCGTGCTCGTACAGGAAGTCAGCCGCCTGTTCTTGGTAGGGTCGTAGGTTCATTTTTCACCAACTCGATAAACTTCTTCAGCGCCTCTTCGGTGAACACATACTGCTCAACAGACTTGCTGAAGTCCGGGTATGCAGCGCGGCTCTCGATGTGGCCGTTGGCCTCAAGCACTGCGTTCTTTAATCCACTCATTGACATGTTCTTTACTCCATAGACAAACGTAGTTCTGACGCAGCCGCGCCATGTCGGATTGGAAAATTTTTTGTAATTCAGACAGCCGACCGCCCGGCGCCTTCAGCTCGACGAACCAAGTGCTGCCGTCGGGCAGGCAGACGACGCGGTCGGCCACGCCTCGGTGCGCGGGGCTGGTGAACTTGTACGCCACGCCGCCAAGGGCCTTGACCTGGGCGACAAAGTGCTTCTCGATGGTTGACTCTCTCATTTTCTGTTGGGGCACAGCCGGCCCTGATCACAGTCGTGGTTGCATGGCGGGCAGGCGAACTGAGGCCAGTCGTCGAACAAGGGCATGTGGTCTTGTTCCCTTGCTCGGATGGCGGCGTCGTAGTCAGCCTGCGACTTGAACCATTCTGCCGCGCTCATTTGCAAGATTGCCTCGCGCTCATCAGCCCGGACAAGAGCGGCGAAGCGCTCAACTTCTTCGTTGCAAATAACGCCTTCAAAAGCAAGATACTTACCATCCCAATCAAACCCAGCCTCCCGCGCCATGCGGATGATGTCGTTTCTCATTGATCGGTCTCCAAAACAAACGGGCCTTGCCATTCACCTATTTGAGTCACAACTCCGTGCCTGTCTCTTTTTACGACGCGGCTTTGATATCCGTCTAGGACAGCCCGGCGTTCAAGCTCGACGGTTCCGAGTAAATCTTTGATATTGATTCGCTCATTGTTCATTTCATCTCCTCTATGCCGTGGGCGGCTTCCGCAAACCGAACGCCAGCCGTAAAATAATCGGAATTAAAGCCCCAAGAAGCGCGGCGACCTGATTCAATTTGTGCTTGTGTCAGCGGCTTGCCTC